GGCACACCTGAAGTTACAGTACCAATAGTAATACCATTAGATGTATTAGAGTTATCTATATTTAATGAAGTTGATGCATCTAATGAAATAGTTGTGCCGTCTACTGCTAATGTTCCATCTATATCTGTGTTGTCTAAATTAGTAGTTCCGTCAATATCTGCATTGCCACTAATATCAAGTGTTGCAGCATCTAGTTCACCACTAATGGTTATATTAGTACCACCAGTTATTGCACCATCCATTGCAACAGCACCATTAATATCAATAGTAGTTGCAGTTAATTCAATCTCTGTGTCTGATACTAAGTCTAGTACACCATCGGCTGATTGATAAATATAAGTACCTGAATCACCAAACTGAAGTTGGTCAGTACTTGAAAGAAGTAAGCCAGTGTCAGCTACGTGTGTAAGAGAAACATCTTGGTCATCACCAAAGTTTATTACTGCACCATCTGCAAGGAATAAATCTGAAAATTCTAATGAGCTTGTTCCTAGTGCTGCTCCATCAGAAGCATCTGGAACAAAGGCTGTGGTTGCTGTTATTGTTGTACCTTGAACTGTACTTGAGCCTGTAACAGCTCCTGTGACTGCTAGAGTACTAGATAGTGTAGTAGCTCCAGTAACTCCAAAGGTTCCTGCTACTGTACCGTTTACATCTACATCAAGTGTATCAATATGTGCAGTACCATCTATAAATAGGTCTTTAAATTCTAGAGAGCTTGTGCCTAAATCAATATCGTTGTCTGTTACAGGTGATATAACACCATCAGAAATTCTAATTTGTTCTACGGCTGCACTAGAGACTTCAACAAAGACTCCCCATCTATTGTTTGTACTATCTGCAACTATTTTATTTAAAAAGTCTAGATCACCTATTGTATGTATATTACCACCTTGAGCAGCAGTACCATCATGTCTATGACCTGTAGACGAGGCACTACTTGAGCTATAAGCAAAGGCATTTAAAAGTTGATTATATTCGTTATTAAAAAGCGCAGCGGTGATGGTATCGCCATCAGCTATCGAACTTTGTCTAGTATATGTTTGAGCCATAGTTTAGTTCTCTCTTATTTATTATTGTCTTCCCGATGGTCTATAGTTTATATATAATCCGTTTATTGTGTATGGAGCGTTTGTATCGTTACTAAAAATTTTAAAAAAGTTACTGTGTCCACTTCCTACTAAAGTAGCTCTAACTAACGGTTGTTCAGGCGAGCCAAAAGTACTTGTTCCAAAAAGAGCAACAGCATCTCCAAAAATAGAAGGTGTTGCTGAGATAATACCTACGTCAGAGGGCTGTAATCTATCTGTACTGTCGTAATCAAAACGTACTCTAAGTGTAGGTTCTACCGAACCTTCTGGGAACACAGATACTTTAATATGGTCTAAAGTTTTTAAAGTTCCAAAGTCTCCGTAATCATAGTCAGGTGATTGGTATTCTGCGGATACGCTTGTTTCTGTTCCAGCAGGATTAAAACTATTTCCTGTATCGTGATTATAAACGTAGCCGTCTCTGTCTCCGTGATATGTCTTTTCTTTACCTGCGTAGTTAAATCCTGACGTTACGGCTGGAGCTTGTATTCCTTGTAGTTCAGACCACTCAAAACCTCTAGCTGTTAACGTACCTATAATACCTTTAGAGTTAGCAGTAGATGATGAAGTACCACTATAATACATTCTATACTGAGATTTATCTCTAAGTACTACACTACTATATTCAAAAGTAATAGTACTATCAAATATGGAGTTTATAACAGGCTGTATTGCTTTACTAATAGTTCCTAATTCTACGTCACCAATTCTTGCTGTACCCGCAATGGTTCTGAAACCATCAGGAGCTAAGAATATCAAGTCACCTGCAAACTCTTGTATTGTTTTACCGTCTACACAACCTACGTTCTTTGTAACAGGAACGATAGTTATTGTACTTGCGTTATTTATATTTTGTAATTTATAGATTGAGTTTTTACAAAATACAAAGAGTTCATTACGAAAAGATTTAAGTCCTACTACTTGATCGTCTAGTACAATACTACCTGAACCGCTTGATGTAAAATCATCTATGTCACTTGTACCACTATAAAAGATAGTGTTTAAAGCGGTAGCTGCACCCGCAACGACTAAATGTTTATTGTGTATTACACAATACTTAGGGTAATGTGTTCCGCTTACTGTAATTTCTTTTGCAAAATAAGTTCGGCTACTTAATGCAGCTCCTGTACCTGTCATCTTAAAATAGAAAGGTTTTATTCCAGAGCCTTCATCAGTAATTATAGCTTCTCCGTAGACTGTATTACCTTCAAAGGTTGCAAAATGCGCTTTACCTTGTGAAGTTCTAGCAGAAGCACTACGCCCTGTAAAGGCTGTATAGTCATCACCACCAGCATCAACACTGGCTTTGTTGATCTGTAACCAACTATTACCGTCTTGACTAAAATATATATTTGTTCCTGAACAAGCTATGACACCATCAGCGTATACGTGCATGCCTAGTATTGCATTACCGCTATTAGGTCTTGTTCCGTCTCCTAGTTGCGAATAACCGTTAACGCGTCTATATCCGCCTCTTGTAGAAACTTCAAAGTTTTTTAATTTTGTAGCTTTTCCGGGAGCTTGTAAAAGTTCTAACGAATTACTTGATTTATCTAATCCACCTTGTAACGCTACTGAAAAAGGCTGTGAAGCCGCCATTAGAAATAAGTCCTATCATCTGTCATACTTTTAGGTTGTGGATTAATAAGGTTAGATTTCATATACCTCATACCTTTTTTATAATCATCCATAGCAAAAGCTGCTTGCTGTAAGCTTTCTTTAAACTGATGTACATAATAACGAGTCTTAGCTAAGATTACCGAAGCATATTGATCTGGCATTGCTATAGTATCTCCGTGTGCAGAAAGTGCAGTAGGTGCGCTATAGGCATAAAAATGTACGTTATAAACTTTATCAGGTATAGGGCTTAATCCAAACTTACGATTATCAGGACTACGAATAACATACTTAGGTTCTCCATAGTTCTGGGTATCAGCATCGTCTGCGTTTTCAGAATCTCTTAAATACCTTGTCCAATCTGTAAGTGTTATAAACTTTAGACTTTTAGATACATAAGGTGCAGATTCTCCACTAACGCTAATAGTTGTGAGATAAAAATCATCCCAATCTATAGATGAATAGTCTGTAGTTATGCTAGAGCTTCCAGATTTAAGAGTATACCAGCGTGTTCCCGCAACCGAGGCAACAGTAACATTTCCATAAAAAGGATCTGTACCCCCACTCGCTGCTGCAGCAAAAAAAGGTAACTGAGGCTCATCATTAGCTATATCATCTAACGACCTGTTAACCGCTTCTTGTACAAACGCTTGTATTCCTACAGCACTTGAAAAATTAGCTGACGTTAATTGAACTTCGTTAAGCTCTCGTAAAACTTCGTTAGTTAATGTTAAGTATGTTGTAGCCATTAAATGCCCTTCTTACTGAATATACGATCATAGTTATCATTGTATTTCTGTTTTGCTTCTCCAGAATACGCATGACCTAACAATCCTAAGACTCTAGTACTTTTCTTTTTCTTAGAGCCATTTAGGATTATAGGATTTTTATTACTTCCTAACTGTGGCATTTTTTAATCAGGCGTTGAGCCAAGATGTAAAAACTCTACTAAGTAAGTAACTGTTGTAGCTGCCGTAGCAAGGTCGTTTGCTAAAGGCGTTAGTCTTGCATAAAGTGTACGAGCTGCAGCACTATATAAAGTAGCTGCAACAACCATTGCTTCTGAAGTTGCTGGGCCACCAATAACACCAGCAGCTACTGCAGTACCCAAAAACGCATTAGCTGCATTTCCGTGTGAGTTCTGAATAAGATACAAAGGTGCGTTCGCTGTCCAAGTTACTGCTGCTCCGCCATCATCTAAGATAGCTGTAGCGGCAACTAGTTGTGCGCCGCCTGATGCAGTTCCCATACTAAAATCAACATCATCGCCTGATGCTCCTGCTGTAACAATATTACCTGCAGGGATAGCAATCACATTACGAATGATTGTATCGGCTGGTTGTGTAAATGAAATATCATAATTTTCTGCTGCGGTAACTGCAATAGTTCCTGTAGTAGCTGAAGTCCATGAAGTACATATATTGTCAGCAATATCCTGAACGTCTCTCGTTCTTGCTGAGTTACGCCCCGTATCTCTAACATTAAATACTGGGTTTGACATGTTGTTTCTCCTTTATCTGAAATAGATAAGTTGTTGTTTAAATAAAATTTGTACTCTAAAAAAAGAAAAGGGGGTTTTTACACCCCCAAGTCAGTTTAGTCAATACCGTAGAAAGCAGAAACTAACGCACTGTCACGTAGTACTTTGGCTCCATAAACATGAAGACCTCGTACAATGTCACCGAATGAGTCAGGATCACGCAATACTTCAGTACTTGTAATCGTCTGTGCAGTTGCAGTAGAAGACATGTGACCAGCCAAACATTTACCAGCAGCATTAGATGTGCTTGCAATGTTGTTTGATTTGTACATGCTAAATCCACGCAATTTACCAGAAGATACTAGACCATTTCTAATAGAACCTTGACCTGCGTTGTAATCAACAGATAAGAGTTTTGACGCACTTGCCGAAAGAGTTTCATAGAAATCAGGTGAAGCGACAAACCACCTACCCTCTTCAGGAATATTAGAATCGTCAAGTAGACGAGCCATGTGTGCTAGTACATCAATAGGATCGTGTTCAGATGATCCAAAACCTATGTCAAGATTACCAGTTCCATCAAATGTTCCTGCAGCTAAATCAGTAGCTGAGTCAGAACCAAGTATGTGGTTAGGACTTGAGGCAGCAACACCTGAGAACATAGTAGCGAGTACACCTTCATCAAACGCATCTTTAAGAGCATAGGCTGCAGAAGACGAAGCAACTTCACGCCAGTTTACGTGTGACATATTGCTTTCAATATCATCCACTTTAAACTTAAATGCGTTAGCTGTATCGACAACTAGAGATAACTCTTGGTCGGTGAGTTTAGTTTGGGTTACATCAGCACCACGTTCATATTGGTACACAGTAATTGTAGGTTCTTTAATAATCTTTACAGAATCTCCGAAGGCGGTTAGTTCGCCTGCGTAGTCAGTGTTTGTAATCGCTTCAATTACCGAAGCCTTTCTGAAAAAGTTAAGAACCTTTTTAGAGTAGACTGCGGGAAGAAAAAACGAGTTATTTTGACCACTGACGGAGTTTGCAAAGTTAGCATCAGTATCCGTGCTAGGCTCGAAATACTGATCTGATTGGTTATAAGCCATATCGTTCTCCGTTATATATCAAATTAAAAGTTATTTTATTTTACTACTCTGCCGTCTGTTATAGCCTCACCGATTTCATCTTCAAACCGATCAAACTCATCCATAGACATTGCAGCAATTTCCCTTTCAGTCCAAATTCTATCTTGCTTCGGTTCAACCGCAGTTGTTTTGGTTGAAACCATATCAGCAGCAGATTTTTTGGACTTAGTTGAAGATGGCTTTCTAGCTCTTTTAGTAGAAACATCTAACCCCATATCACGTTTATATAAATCTAATGCACGACTAGCGAGAGCAGCGTCATTACTATTTTTATATATCCAATCCTGGATAGATTGTGGCTGTGCTTTCGCCCAACCGTGGAACTCATCGCTGTTTTTAATATCTTCAAAATCAGGATGGTTCTGTAACAATCTTTCGTTTGCTTGTTCAGCAACTAATTCTGTTTCACGTTCTTGCAATTTAGACAATCGTTCTTCTAAGCTTTTAGTCTTTTCAGAACTTTGCATGTGTGCTACAGTTTCAACTACTTCATAAACATCTGGATATTGTTTTCTAAACTTCTCTAGTTCTTCTGGAGATTTAGGAGCTACATATTGAGGTCTGTTTTCAGCAGCCTCGGTTAATAATTCTTCTTCTCTAGATTTAAACTCATTTAATTTAGAATCGTAATGTGTTTTTAAATCATCATATCTTTTTTTATAATCAGGTACACTTTTAGTTTCCTTTTTATTTTGCTTTGGTTCTTCTTTGTCATCCTGAACTTCAGGTTTTTCAAAAAATACTCCATCAGCAGATACAAACGGTTTTTC